ATGTTAAAACTGATAGTAAAGTAAAAACATCTGTTAAAGAAAACATTAAAGAAAAGCAAATAGATAAAAAAGCTAATTACTTTATTTATATTTGGTTTATTTTAGGAATTATAATTTTATATTTAATATGGCGAAACAAACATCTATTGTTGTAAAATTAGAAAATAATATTAGTAGACCTAATATACATTCTAAAAATAAAAGTTCTAAATTAAAATCTTCAAAAAACTATAAGAAGATTTATAAAGGTCAAGGTAGATAAAAGCATAGCTATCCTCAAAATAGTTTGCTTTTTTTGTTTTATATTTTAAACTTTTTTTGTTTATTTTTTGTATACTTATTTTGTTTTTTTGAAACTTATTTGAAAAAAGTACAATGCAAAGGTATGGCATATTTTTCACAATACTGCGATATATGAAATTTACTTTTTAACAGCTTTGTTAATATCTTCAATTTACATTTGACAAATGAAAAAACCAACACGCAAAAGTTTAGTAGTAAAATTAGATACAATCTTTAGTCAATATATAAGGCGTAAAGATGCTGTTAATGAAGTAGCAGTTTGTGTAACTTGTGGTAAAAAAGACCATTATAAAAAACTTCAATGTGGCCATTTTCAATCACGCTCACACTACTCAACAAGATGGGATGAACGTAATGTAGGGGTACAATGTTATGGTTGCAATATATCACGCTCCGGTGAGCAATACAAATTTAGTCAATATCTTGGTAGTAACTTATCTGAGGAGTTACATATTAAATCAAAACAAATAGTTAAATTTGCTGATATAGATTTAATTGAATTAATAGAATACTATACCGAAAAAGTTAATACTTTATAATTGTTTCTTGTTTTTCTTTGTTTTAAAAACCCTATATGTTATGTATGGGGTTTTTTTATATGCTAAAGTTTTACTAAAATTTAATATTTAATTTTTTTATTCAAAATGTCATTATATATTTGCTTCATCAAACAATAACAATTAAAAACAAATATTATGAAACAAACATTAAAAAATTTCGGATTAGCTTTATTATTATGGGCAGGTTTATTTACTATGCAATTATTAATTTCAAACTTTATTTAAAATGAAAGATTTATTAGACTACAACAGATTTAGATTAGAAGCAATGCAGGACCAAATTTGTAAATTACAAAGTCACATTGCAACATTAGAAACCTATGTGTTTGAACTTGCGGATGTAGAATGTCCTGAAGCTTACAAAACAATTGTTAAACAAGAACTTTATAATAGTAAAAATGAAATATAGAATAATAGAAAAAGCAAATGGTTATTTTATACCGCAAGTTAAATTTGGCTTTGGTTGGGATTGGAATAACCTTGACAAAGATTTATACAATTGGTGTATAGAAACAAATTATTGTAAATTTGAAACGTTTTCAGAAGCATTAGCAATAATTGAAAAATATAAAATACAAATAGAGGAAGATAAAATAATTAAATATTATAAAATAAATTAAAATGGAATTAACATTAAACAAGAAATTATCTTTAATTCAAAAAGAATTTAAAGCAAGCAAGTCAAAGTTTAACAGCTTTGGAAAATACAATTTTAGAAGTGCAGAAGATATATTAGAAGCACTTAAACCATTTAATGAAAAGTATGAGGTATCATTTATAATTACAGAAGAATTAATAACTAATGATTTTGTAGCAAATACAATCCCAATGTTATTGTCTACTGCAACTATATTAGACAACAATGGTATTAACGAAATTAAAGCTACTGCTTTAGTTGGTGTAGATTTAGAACAAAAAGGAATGCAAATGCCGCAAAAGTTTGGTTCTGCATCAAGTTACGCAAAAAAGTACGCATTAGGCAACTTACTTTTAATTGATGATACACAAGATGCTGATGCAATTAATAAGCACGAAAAAACTACTTCTAAGGACGATTTAAAATGGTTAAATAAAAATACTCCGGAATTTAATAAAGCAATAGATTATTTAAAAAACGGTGGTAATATTACAACAATAGAGTCAAAATATAAAATGACTAAAGAAGTAAAAGATGAATTATTAAAAAATAAATAATATATTTGTAAATCTGAATAGCTGACAACAGAAAAAAAAGGTAAGCAAATTAAAAACAAATAATATGAGTGCATTAATTAATGTAAGTTTACGAGTTGACAAATTACCAAAAGAAAAATTTGTTCAAGGTAAAGATGGCGCCGTGTATTACAATTTTACGGTTTCAGTAAATGACGAATCAAATCAATGGGGCCAAAATGTTTCTTTAACAGATTCACAAACTAAAGAGGAGCGTGAGGCTAAAAAGCCAAAGTCTTATTTAGGAAATGGCAATGTTGTTTGGACTAATGGAACTATCCAATTAGCAGAAAAGAAAGAAGAAGTATCTACTAAAGAAGCGGTAGAGTCAGATTTGCCTTTCTAAATTTAAACGGGTAGTGTAAAAGCTACCCTTTTTTTAAAACAAAAACAAAGAAAACAATAATATGGATATAGAAGCGCAAAGATTATTAATGCAAATGTTTGAAGAAGACTGCTTAATCAATCCATTAGAAAAAATTGAATACCCAAAACCTGCAATCTCGTTTGGAACTAAAACCTATGAATCAAAAGACGGTTCAAAAGAATATCCGGTGCCATTAGGAACTTATGGAAATTTTAGTTTTGTACAAGCACCACCAAAATCAAAGAAAACGTTTTTTGTTAGTCTATTATCAGCAATATATTTATCAGAACATTTACAATCATTTTGTGGTGAATTAAAAGCGAATAGAGATAACAAGCATCTAATACATTTTGATACAGAACAAGGTAATTTTCACGCTCAAATGGTATTTAAACGCCCTTTAGATATGACCGCTTTAAAAACTGATAGATACCATACTTTAGCATTACGCCAATTATCATTTAAAGAGCGAGTTGATTTTATAGAATATTATTTATATGACAAATTAGAATCAAAAGAAATAGGGTTAGTTATTATAGATGGTATTGCAGATTTATGTAGTGATGTAAATAATATTGAAGAGTCAAACGCAGTAGTTCAAAAACTGATGAAATGGAGCAAAGAATTAAATTGTCATATAGTAACGGTAATTCACAGTAATTTTGGCACAGACAAGCCCACAGGCCACTTAGGCAGCTTCTTAGAAAAGAAAGCAGAAACACAAATACAATTAGAATTAAATACAGTTAACAAGGGTTTAGTAACAGTATCTTGCAAACGAAGTAGAAACGCACCATTTGATAATTTTAGCTTTAAAGTTAATAGTTTTGGGTTGCCACAAGTTGAAGGTGCTTTTTATGACCCATTAAAAGATATATTTTAAAATGGAAACAACAATTAAAACACACTTAGATGAATTACATACTTCAGCAACACGAATGCTTGTATTAAATTCAGATAATAAAATGTTAATAAGTTATTTTAAAGACTTAACAGAAAAGTTGATATATTTACAGCAATTAGTTGAAATGGATTCAAAATATACTTGGATTGAAATAGAAAATTTAATGCAAAAATTGAAAGAAATTGATACAGAGCTAACGCATATTAATATTGAGGTTCAAATCGCAGAAGTAAAAACAGAAAAAAAATCAGCATATATAAAAAAATAAAAGTATGGAATTATTTATAGTAATATTAGTAGTTATTTTAGCATTAGTATTTATTGCAACAAGTTTTTTTGATTGTAATGTATTAATAACACCGGTTAAAGGAATTATGTTTGGAGCTTTATATAACGATGACGTATATGATACAGAAACAGACCATACAATACAAATACTAATATTATTTATATCATTTAACTTTTTATGGACAACTTCAAATGGCTTGAACAAGTAGCAAAGCACCACAAGGAATGGGTTAAAACAATCCAAAAACTTGGTGAGTACGATTATGCTGAAGATATAGTACAAGAATCTTACATTGCTTTAATGAAGTATGCAAATGCAGAAAAGTTAATAGATGATAAAGGAGATGTACGCAAAGGTTATATGTTTTTTACACTACGTTCTTTGTTTTACCAATATTATAATAAAAAGAAAAACATTAAAAAAGTTTCTTTTGATGGATGTTGGGAATTATTTGATGATTCGAATATAGAAGAGCATAATGCTTACAACGATATTTGTTTAATGATAGATGAAGAAATAGATAATTGGCATTGGTATGATAAAAAGCTATTTAAGCTGTACAGAGATTCTGATATGTCTATGCGAGATATAGCAAGTGAAACTAATATAAGTCTAATATCAATATTCCATAGTATAAAAAACTATAAAGAGATACTTAAAACTAAATTTCAAAAAGATTACGAAGATTATATTACAAACGATTACAATAACATTTATTAAAAATTAAAATTATGGCTAAAAAGAAAGCACAAGGTTTGGGTGATACTATTGAGCAAATCACAGAAACAACAGGAATTAAAGCAGCGGTAGAAATGTTTAGCAAAGCTACCGGAATAGATTGCGGATGCGAAGAACGTAAAGCAAAGCTAAATGAATTATTTTCTTACTCAAGAAAAGTTAATTGTTTAACCGAATCAGATTACAACGCGCTTACGGATTTAATTGCACCGAGTAAAAACTCTTTGACAATTGACGAGCAAAAAGTAATAGCTGATATTTATTTTAACGTATTTAATTATCGTTTACAATTAAGCTCTTGCGGGTCATGTTGGGCAGGTAAAGTTCAAGAATTAAGAAGAGTTTACGAGCAATATGGAAAATAATATACAACAAGAGTATTTAAAATCGGTATTATTAAGTCAATTATTATTAGAGGCTAACGAAAGCTTATTTTTTACAACACAATACAAGCAACAAATTAAGCATAAAATTAACAGCTTAAATAAAGACCTTGAGGAAACCGTAAGAAATGAGTATAAGATAATCTATAATACCGACCCTGACACAACTACTAATATTTTAAATAGTATTGAAGAGATAATCAGCAAACTTCAAACAAGCTCAATAGATGAGTTAGTATTTATAAATGCGGTTATAAATAAATACAAAGAGAATAGAGAGTGGTTTAAAGAGTATGGAGAGACCGAGTTTTTAAAGTTAAATTAATGGCTAAAAAACAGGAGCTTACATACTCACCAACACAAGCGGAAATTCAAAGCATGTATATATGCAATAAAAATGATTTAGCTTATGTAATACAGCCGATTCAATATACTAAAAAATATAAGGTTATTAAGTTTAAAGTTTCAAATAGATTAGAGGTTTACACTTATAAAGAAAATAATATTGATATTGAATTTACAGAATACGATGCTTTAAAAAAAACAATGGAGCTTTATACATTACACTCAAAAAGATTTAACAAATGAATTATATATTAATAATAGTATTTTATGAATTCATAAGGTCAAAATTAATTTGGCTTTGGTATTACTTAATAAAACAAGCGAACAAATGAATGATACAATAGTACAATCAGTTATAGAGCAATTTAAACAGCGTTCTGAAGTAGGAATAAAGAAATATAATACAACATTAGATAGAACAGATTTAACACGCTTAGAATGGCTACAACACGCTCAAGAAGAAGCTATGGATTTAATTTTGTATCTTGAAAAATTAAAACAATATGAAAAGTAAACAATCACCATTACAAAGAATAAATAGAATAATGGACTTCTTATGGAAAAGAGGTAATAACAAGGAATCCGTAAATGAAGTATACAGAAAAATAATAATTCAAAAGCTATCTCAAAAGAGGTAGTTTTTTTTTATGCTAAAGTTTTGCTAAAATGTTTTTTATATTAATAACTTGTTTATATTTGTATAACAATTTAAAACAAAAATTATGACACAGCAAGAAATTATTGACAGATTAGAGAACATTACTTGGTTAATGGCAGAAATTGAAAACACTTACGTTAAACACGAGTTAGAAGAGATTACAGAAGCTTTAAGGAATCAATTTAATTATTCTGATACTTACGAGCAAGAAGTAAAAGATGTTCTAAAATATGATGAAACAATGTTTAATTTAAATAATATAAAAATAAGATAATGAACGAACAAGCGCTAATAAAGATTCAATCTAAAATAATGGGGCTGGATAGAGAATTAAAGCAATATGTAGACGAATTAATTACCGGTAAAACTTTATTAAACGAGGACCAATTAACGTCAATGATTAACAGCACAACGCGCGAATTAAGTGTATATAATTATATTTTAAAGCTAATAGTTTATAATTCAAACGTAAATTAATATGATACTACTATTTGACGCTGATAGTTTGATATATTCAAGCTGCTGTAAAACAAAAGAACACGAAAATGACGAACAATTTTATACAGATATAGCTTTAACTGTACATAAATTTGATGAAGGGTTTATGTCTATAATAAATCATTTAGAAGAACTACACGAAATACAGCAAGTTTTAGTATTTTCAGGGTCAAAAGGTAATTTTAGGAAATATATATCTCCAAAATACAAAGCTAATAGGACAAATACAGCATTGCCTCCTTTATTAAATGAAATGCATCAATTTGTAAAAGACAACTATGATTCAATAATAGGTTATGGTGTTGAGACAGATGATATGGTTGCAACGTATTGGCATAATTTATCACAAAAGCACGGTAGAGAGAACGTAATGATAATATCAATTGATAAAGATTATAAACAATTCCCGGCTTTAATATATAATTACCACTCCAAGCACAAATGTATTTATGATATATCCGAATCAGAAGCAATGTATAATTTTTACGAGCAAATGATTATAGGAGATACAGCAGATAATGTAAATTATTGCAAAGGTTATGGTAAAAAATATGCAGAAAAGCTATTTGCAGATTGTAATTCGCATTATAAGTATACAAAAAGAGTTTACGAGCTGTTTAAAAAGATACATAAAGGTAAAGCAAAGCAAAGATATATAGAGTGCTACAATTTATTGAAGTTAAAAATATGTTAAAAAAATGTTAATTAGTACAATAAATTAAAAACAAGTTGTATATTTACAAAATATTAATTAAAACAAAAACAACAATGAACATTTTAGAAGAAGCAAATAAGATTATTAACTTACGTTCTGAAGAAAAAGAGAGAATGTATGGACCATTTGACGAGTCAATGCAAAACGCTGCCTCTGTCGCATCAATATTATGTAATAAAGATATAACAAAAGAAGACTTTTATAAGTGCATGATAGCGTTAAAAATAAGCCGTATGGCGTATAATATAAAAGAAGATACAATGTTAGATTGTGTTGGTTACATTGCTGCTTTAAATAACTCAAATAATAATAAAAATGAGTAGTTTTGAAAACAAATACAAAGCAATATTAAAAAATTGTTTAGCAAATGGTATTGAGAGAGACGACCGCACAGGCGTTGGTAGTTATTCTTTATTCAATCAGTCATTAAAAATAAATATTTCAAAAAAGTTTCCTATAATAACCGGCAGAAAAATGTATAAGAAGATATTTGATACAGAATTTAATTGGTTTATTAATGGCGAAACAAATATTCAAAGATTTAAAGATGCTAATGTAACAATATGGAACGATTGGGCAGATAGCAACGGTGATTTAGGGCCTGTTTACGGGTATCAAATGCTAAACTATAATGGTGAAAACATAAACCAATTAGAAAATTTAATACAATCATTGAAATTTAATAAAGATAGCAGGCGTCATATTATATCATTATGGAATCCTATTCAATTAAATAAAATGGCTTTACCTCCTTGTTATTTATATTTTCAATTCTATGTTGATAAAAATGATAAGTTAAATATGTTCGTAGTTCAACGCTCAGGAGATTTATTTCTTGGCATCCCATACGATATAGCTTTATTTTCTAAAATATTATTGTATATTGCTTCAAAAACAAATTTAAAAGCAAATAAATTAGAGGTTCAGATAATAGATGCACATATATATAAGAATCAAATAGAGTCAATCTGTGAGTATTTAAATCAACCTGTGTATAATTTGCCTAAATATAAATATAATAACGAAAATTTAGAATTAATCAATTATAAATCAGGTCCTAAAATAACAGCTAAAGTAGCAGTATAACTATGTATTACATCTATCACATAAAAGGAATCAAAGTAGGCTGCACAAACGACTTAAAAAGGCGCGTTGAACAGATACAAGGTTATAAAGAATACGACGTGCTTGCATCAACTGACAATTTAACCCACGCCTCAAAATTAGAAATACATTTTCAAGAGGTATTTAATTACAAAAAAGATAAAAATTCGTACTTACAATTAATGATTAACAAAAACAAAAAAACAATGGACAAAACAATTCACGTAACATTAAGAACAATTACCTTCAAAGGTACAAACGATTTACATTTAACAGGATATAAATTTCCTATGTTGGCTCAACTATTAGATGGAACACATATAGAGTTTGACGACAAAGCAATTGAATGGTGCAAATCAAACAATGTATCTTCAGCACACAATAAAGAACGATTCATATATATAGGAGCTTTACAGAATTATTTAAACGCTACTGCAGTAAATGAGATTGAAATATTTTCTAATATTAGAACTTGGGCAAAAGAAAAAGGAATATTTGATAAAGGAGATGTAAAAACTCAATATATAAAACTACAAGAAGAATCGGGAGAGTTAGCAAAAGCATTATTAAACAATAATAAAGAAGAGATTATAGATGCTATTGGTGATTGTGTTGTAGTATTGACTAATTTATCTAAGTTAGCTGGTTATAATATAGAAGACTGTATTGATAGCGCATACAAAGTAATAGCAAAAAGAACAGGTAAAATGGAAAACGGAACATTTATAAAAGATAAAGAATAATGGAAATCACACAAAGACTAAAAGACATAATTAAGCAAGAGACAAATACAGATATAGAAGTAAGAACACGTAAAAGAGAAACAATAGAATTACGTTCGCTATATTGTAATGTACTAAAAGAATTAAAACCAAACAAAACACTTCAAGCAATCGGTGATACATTAGAACTAAACCACGCTACAGTAATA